ATATACTTTATACAACTTAATTATAAGATATAAAAAAAGCAGGTACTAAGACCTGCCTTTAATATATCAAAGTTTAATTACTACGGAATAGCCAAACCTAGAGCACTTTCAATTGCATCATAAAGTCCAGTTCCAGCAGTATTTGTAAACAATATAACTTGTTTGAAACTTTTGGGGTCACTTGCAATAGTACTTTGTGTATCTTGCGAATACCAGTTAATTACAGTAGTATCATAATTAATACCACTTGTAGCAAGTTGGCGCAATTTTACAGGAGGTACACCCAAACGAGTTGTTTCTTTATCAAATAGTTGAGTAAACCATTCGAGTTCAGCAACTTGTTCATAATTACCAATACCTTCATAAGAAGCAGTTGCATAAGTAATTGCTGTATTACCGCAATCTACCAATGAAAGTTCAAAACGAGATTTCTCATATTTAACTTCACCAGGTACAAAGTTCAACGGAATACCAGTCATTTTAATACCCCAGTTACCAGCAGTTACACTTTCTACAAGGTTATTAGCCAAAGCAGCATTAGTAGTGCCTTGGTAAGGTATGTTCAAAGTATAAACACGGGCAGCACCAGCTCCTGTATTTACGGCTTCAACAATATAGCAAGGAGTTACACCAGCACCAAGTCCACCAATACGTAGAATAGTTCCTACAGTTACCAAAGAAGTCATATCTTCATTAAATACAACATACTTTGAACCATTAGTTACAGCAAGGGTAGCAGTACCCAAAGCATTAGCAGCAGCTCCTGCATTAACTAGTTCAAATTTAATAAATTTCTCAGGTTCACGTGAGAAGTTATTAACACAAGATTTGATAAGACCATTTGCAATTTCAGTCTGTGTAGCAGTAGCATCAGATTTATACAAAGCTTGCTTCAATTCACTTGTAGTATGCGGTGCGAGACGTGATTTTAAGTCAAAGTTAATTTGATAAACATTGTTATCAATAACTTCAATACTACCACTTGTACCATTATAACCTACATAGCTAATTTGTTCAACATCATCAACATAATCAATAAGTTTTTTATGGGTGATATTAGCAAGTACAATTACATCACTAAGACGTGGGGTAGTTGCAGTACCAAGTGCTATGCGAAATTTAGGTTCAGTAATAGCTGAACTTGGGTCAATTACATTACCACTTAGGTCAATAAAAGCAATTTTACCAGTTGTCAAATCTGCTACTGTACCAGTAGTGAGAAAGTCACCAGTAGTAGTAGTGTTGGTAATGAATTCGGAAATAACATTTTTTACAGAAACCATTTTAATTTAGGTTTTAAGTTTAACAATTCTATTCAGACTTTTGTTCCTCAGCATCCATTATTTGGTATTTCTGAGGCTCTATAGCAACAGTAGCAAGTCTAGCAGCTATCTGAACTATTTCATTATGTGTTGATTCATCCAATTCACAAGATACTTGATTACTTGGAGTATACTCATCTACATAAATTCTTCTAGGATATTTTATATAACGAAGGTAATATTCATACAATGGTGTAGGTGAATTTGAATCTTTTACAATCCAAGATTCTGGACTAACAATAAGTTCAATCCTTTTATTTGTAGGTCTGTCATTTCCAGAACCATCATCATCATTTTCTTCACCCAATCCTTTATTTCTCCTACTAATATCAAATTTCCAAACTTTATTATTATAAGGCTTGTCAAAAGGATTATTAATATTTGGGTTGTAACTATCGTGAGTTTTAGGAATAACTGGTACATACCTAGTAGGTACAAGAACTGTTTTAGCATTTTCCATACTAGCCAATAAGTAGGTATATGGTAGGTCTAAAATTATACCATTTGGATTTGTATCCATTTGGTCAAATGAAATACCTATACCTGAAAATACATATCCTGGATTAGCTAAAGTACCTAAATATTGTTGGTCAGTAGCTGCAATAGTATTTATCTTCACATTGTAGCCATTTATAGCATCACCACCAAGTACTTGAATTATTTTAGTAATTATAGTATCACCAGTAATTGCATCTACAAAATCTACAGGAATATTATTATCTGCTACACCAGCACTATTAACAGTATGTAATGGTGCTCCTTCAGCTATACCTATTGGAATACTGGTTTGAGCTGTAGTAACCCCACCAGAAATAAATCTGGTAATTGGGGATACATAAGCTCTAATATTTACTATATTGCTATTAGCTTTTACTATAGCAGTATATTTAACTCTGCCAGTATTATATTCACCAGATATAATTGCTGTTGAAACTAATTCTTTTAAATCAGCCCTTCTCTTCTCACTTTGTTCATAACCCTGTCTGTATTTATTACCAAGAGGGTTATATTTCGTCATATAAAATATATCCTGTGCCCTATTCAAAAATTCACTAATTTGCCTATCATCATAACCAGGGGCACTCAAACTAGAAGCCCTGTCTACAATGTTCAAAAGAGCAAATTTCATATAGTTAGCATTCATATCTTATATATTATTTTTTATTAATAGCTACTTCTATACTTTTAACAAGTGTGCTATTTGTGGGGTCTTGTACCCAAAGCAATGCTTCTTCTAAGGAATTTGCAATAAATTCACCAGTTTTTAATTTGTACTGGTTCTTAATACTGCGAATATGTCCATTTGCTATAGCCTCTTTCAAAAATAACTCTTCATTAAAAGTAGGGGTATTTTTAATACGAATTATATCGTATATATTAGGGTTTACATCAGTTCTAGTAGTATCTGCAATTTGCATCAACTCACTTGCCAGCCAATCTAAATCAGCAGTATCTGATGGGCGTTTCCCAAGCATAATGAGTGCTCCTTTAATATTGCTATTGTTTTTACCAGGTTTACTACGAAGGTCCGAAATGTAGCTATAAACTTCAAGTTTAATTTTAGCCAAATCACTAATTTGTTTAGTATTAGCTTCACTATCAAGAATAGCCCATTTAGCTTCAGGAAAGTTTTCTTTCTCTTCCCATTTACAAACTTTAGGATCACTTAGCAATAGTCTCCAACGTAAGTTATCCATTGGGTCATTTAAATCCAAAGAATAATCAGTTTTATCTAGGTTAATAACAAAGGTATGCCAAAAGCATTTTCTGTTAGAACTTTCAATAAAAGATAAATCACCAGGGTCACGTTGAAGTAAAATTTCAAAAGCCCTTTGTTCGTCAGGTTTAAGAAACTTCTTTAAACTTCTTTCTCTCAAACTATAGCCCAATGAAATTGAAGAAGAAGCACTAGTGTACATAAATGCACCATCATGCTTTTTATCATTATCATTCATTGCAACCATAGCACCATTCTTAACACCTACTGGTTTTACAATAACAGTCTTGTCAATGAGCACAAGCTTAACTGCTTGTTCATAAGTTTTAATTTCCTCCATATGCAATTTTTAAAATTAAAAGATTAATATTTCCAACAAAAGTAAGGATAATGCTGCAATTATACAACATTATCCCAAATTACTTTTATTAACGCAGTACGTTAGGAATCCATTCTCCTGTACGCAACGGGTTGGTAACTTTGATAGCACCATATGCCCAACGGTGTAGTTCATAACCATCTACTTTAGAAGCCATCATCTTAGGAGCATTTTGAGTTCCATTAGGATTGAAAGCATCACGTAGACCATTGATGTAACCAACACCTTCATGTTGACCACCTTCAGGTAGTACACGCTTAATATTAGCTTGACCATCTTGTGTACCAAAATCTAGGAAAGTCATACGATGAGATTCAGCCAAACCACCTTTTGTGGGGTGTTTCAATTTATTAGCTACAGTATCATCATAATGTGGTTGCAATATAAATTCAAATTTAATACCGTTAACATCAGCGTAACGTACAAATTGGGTGCGATTGTAACCTTGTTTACCCTCTTTACCAGTTTCAAAACGATTAGTTGTTCCATAAGCAAGGGCTTGTGCAGAAGGCAAATTCTCAATAGCACGAGAAATAGCTTTCAAACCATACTCACCAGTTGCAACTACCATACGACGTGAATCTTCAGGAAGTTTACCAACAGATAGAGACAATGCAAAATCTGTCATAGCATTCAAGTCAAATTCATTGTAATAGCTAATGTGCGAGGGGGCAATTTGTTCACGCAACCCAAGACCTGCTTTAATTTTGTTACCACTTGCACCAGTGTTACCATAGCTACCATCAGGCAACATATTGGATTTACCATACATTAGCAACGAAGCATACTCATAGCGGAATTGTTTCATAAAGTCCCAGTCAAGTTTACCAATCCAAGTGGCTTGTTCTTTACCTGTCAATGGGTCTTTAAATTTGTACAATAGTGGGCTATTTTTACCTTCATCAATCATGTTTCCAGGTACAGTGTACTCTTTACGCATCATTGTGAATACGTTGCGCATACGGAAAGGAGAAGTATGGTTAACACCGCTACCACGTACAGAAAGAGTTTGTTCAGTAACTGTATGGCTAATTGACCACAAAGTGTTAGCTTGCAATTCATCAAAAGGAATAAACAAGGTTGGGTCACTAGTCCAAAGTTCACAAGTATATTCATACTCGCTGCCATTTTGAATAGGTTCATCTACCACACGCACATGATAAATATCAGGTTTCATACCAACTATGATTTGGTCAGCATAGAAGTAGTCTTCTGGGAATACCAGTACGAAGCGGCTACCATATTGTCCAAATTTAGAAGTAGTTGTAACTGCGCTACCAGAAGTATCTTTTGCACTAAGCAAAGGAATATTCTTACGGTCACGACCTTGCAGCAACCATTCAAATGGCCTATTTTGCGGCGCAAATTCCGTAGGGAGTTGCTCAATAAAAGTTAACAAGTCCATACCAACATCTTTTTTATAAAGAGTAGTAATCATTGGACTCATAAGGTGGGGTTCTGTCATCCAGATAGCTCCAAGGTGGTTCTCAGTAGTTAGCCTACCATTCCAGTCTTTTTGGAGGTGCTTTTGTGCACTATTAATAAAACGTGTTGACATTTCTATTTAATTATTAGGGGTTGTTTTTATTATCTTTGTATTCCAAAAATATTATTTAACGTACTAATTGTAGCAGCATTTTTACTGATACCAACGTCAGGATTACTATTTTTAGAACTTTTATATTCATCTGTTTCAATTGCTTTTTCCATATCACGAATAGCACTTGATTTTGCCAATGCTGATAGAGCACTCATTTTCTTAAACCCATCTGTGATATTTACTAAGTAGTTTAAAGTAAAATCAAATTTAATAGGGTCTTGGTCTCTAATTTCCTGTATCCTTGAAATAACTTGCCCATCTTTAGTTTTAACAGGTGTAGTCATTTGTTCAAACACTTTAGTCTTAATTGTATTATTCAATTTAACACCAGGAAATATCTCAGGCACTTCTTCAGAATATTTCTTTAACTTTTGTACACTATCTTCAAAAGCTTTCTTTTGTTCAAGTTTACTATTTAAAAGAGCTTGTTCCTTCTCTTTAAGTTTCTTTTCTTCAAGAGCAACCATCTTATTTAAAGCTGTTTTTGCAGGTTTCTCTAAATCTGCCATAGCTTCAATTTCATCAAGTGCTTCTTCTTCAGTCATACCCATGCTTATTTTGTAATCTAATATTACTTTTCGCATCTTTTCATCATCCCTTACTAGTTCTTCAGGTGGGATAGCACTATAGGTATTTATATTATTCTGTGCTTTAATAGCTTCTTCCAGTGGAACCCCTTTTAGAGCATACTCAATAGCTTTTTTAACTTTAGGGTCAAAACTTTCAACCCATTGTTCAAGTCTATTATTCAACTCTACCCCCATTGCTTCTACTAACAAATCTCCCTGTTCCGATGGGTCAGCTTTACTAAAAGCTTCCAAGTCAAGAGTAGAGAGGACATCCCGTTCCTTGAGTAGATTTGCATATGGAGTTAAGGATGGGGAATTCTTAGATTGGGATTTCCTAACAGGCTTGTCAGGTTTATCCTCTGCTACTTCTTGCTCAGTATCATTAAAGTCTTCAATATTAGCATTTTGTAAAAGAACATCATCATCCTCTTCTTCAACTTCAGAACCTTTCTTATCAGTTTCTTTTTCATTATCAACTGAAGTAGGTTCATTGTCATTAGGTTCAGTATCAAAATAATCTTCACCTATATTTTCAACTACATAATCATCTTGTAGTTCTATACCTTCAAATAAATCTTTACCATCCATGTTTTTAAACTCCTCGCAAATTTAATTATACTTTATATTAATATCCAAAAATTAGAAACCTTAATGTTAAAATATTATGTACCTTAATGTTTTTTTGTTAACTCATTTACATAAGCTATATTTAACAAACTCATATAATATTGCAATCTTACAAGTTTTACGGGCAATAAATATTGAGTATTTCTGTGAGAGTATTCAAAGTACTGTAATATAGTTTGAACCAATTCTAAGTTATTTATATCAGTGAACATTGGAACTGTAAGTCCCTCTACACCTTCAAATAAAAACTTACTTGTCTCAAAAGCTAAAATACCTACTTCTTCTTTAGCTTTGGATGCGTAAAAGATAATATCCATAGATAAATCCCCATCCTCAATTTTGTCCAGTGCATACCACATAGACTTCAAAAATATAAAATCCCTATCTTCCATATGCTATTTTTTAGTTGATGTTACAGGTTTCTTATTAGCAGCTATTCTCTTTACACCTATTTCTTCTTTCTTTAATGCTTCTGCTGCCTTATTTTTCCTCTTATCTTCTTCTAACCTTTTCTCTTCAAGTTTTCTATCCATTTCCATTTGAAGTTGTTTCATATCCAATTCCAATTTCTTTAACATTTCATCTGGATTTGAATTTTCCATTAATTTTGCATTTAACTCCAACCTCTTTAATAGTAGTTCATGCATCCTATCTTTTTCTTTCTCATCTTTAGCATCTTGTCTCAAACTCTCTTCAAATTGTAATTGATTCTGTTGAGCTTGCTGTTGAGCTTTATACTCTTGTTCTTGTTGTTGACGCATAGATTCTTCTTTCTGATATTCAGCAGTTTCTATTTTTCTACGCATAGAACTCATAGATTCTGTTGTATAAATATCTAACAACTGTGAGAAGTTTAATTTATCATTTTGAATACCAGCATGTGCCAACTCTTTTATAACTTGACGTAATTCTTGGGTTTTCTGACTATTAACTGCAAATAATCCATAATTACTTTCTACAAACTGTGATTTATCAAATTTAAGAGTAGCTATACTCATATCATCTAATATGTGTGAAAGTGCTTGGTTATCTTCAGGCAAATCTTTATAAGCTATTTTAGCTGTTTCAAGTAGTGCTTCTAATGCCCTTAGTTTAATATCATCATGTACTATAAACCAGTACTCTGTAATATGACTAGACTGATTAACACTTCTTTCTACACCACCAACAGTTTCACTATTACTAATTTGTCCTTCACGTTGGTCAGTAATACCAGTTACTTTACCCATCATAGTTTCAATATACATCAGCAAATTGATATTTTGTGAAATATATTGACCCATACTATCTGATGGCACAGCTCTAGCACCTTGATTAAAGGTATTACTTGTACCAACTATAGTACCTTTTGCAGGACCTTCTGTAATAGTATTAAAGGGGTTTATTACACTAAACCCATTGGCAAGGTAATGCATCCATTCCTCTAATGACCAATCATTAGGTTTAAGTGCTAAGTTAATTTCTGTAATGGGAGGTTTCCATGCAGCAATAGCAAGTTCAATCCTACGCATAATAACATTGTATAGATATTGAAAAGGTTTCATTCTATCTACCAATGAATAAGCTTTGCTGTCATTAATATTGTAATAACTACCAACATAGCCAGATTTAGCTATTGCTGGATTAATCATATTTCTAAATTGTACTTTTCTAGGTCCCATTTTAACATAAATGTCCTGACCTATTTTTACACCTTCATACCACTCATTCACCCATATCTTCTTAACAGATACACCCATATCTTTCATCTCTGGGGTAACTTTAAAATACTCTGATACAAGTGTTTCCATTTTATCACCAGTTTCAGGGTTAATCATACTTAAAATAAACCTTGGTATCCTTGATTTCCAACGTGCAATAAGTACCCTTAATTCACCTCTTTCATTTATATAAGTACCAAATCCATCAAACATTTGTGAATTTGCTAATCCTGCTATAGATTGACCATCCCTATTATACATTAAATCTATAACTTCAACTGGCATTTCATAGTTTTGGTTAATCCACATATTTGGCCTACCCATAAGGTTATTCAAATAGTAATTACCTTTTTCTAATTTATCTATCTGTTCTTCAGTAAGATAATCATAATATTCTTCTACAATTTTACCAATACCTTTATAAGAATACTCAATGGTAATTTCAGCATCTTCAATATTAGTAGAAGAACCCATCATCAAAGCTTCAAAATTTAAAGGATTAACCCTCTCTAGTACAGGTCTACCACCTATAATATCAGTCCTATAGATTTCTTCAGATACTGTAAGTGCATCGTACATACCCTTATTAAAGAGTGGTTTTAACCTTAATTCATGCCATAGATGCTCAAGTATCCTCGTACCAGTTAATTCTCTTAAATCTTGATACTGATATTTCATATACTGCTCAAGAGACTTTAACCTTTTCTCAATGGCATTTTCATCCATCTCCTGCTTCTTTATAGCTTCTACAGCTATATTAAAGACTTCTTCTTTTAACTTTTCCTCCTTTAAAGAAACACTATCTTGGTTGACTGAATATAATCTCCAGTCAAAATTTCTCTTAAACTCTTCACCAGTAAGTAAATCTATTTTGGAACGTATAAGGTTATAATCTTGTATGTTAGTTGGAGCAGTACCACCATCTATACCAAATGGATTAAATAAATCATGAATATCACTATCCATTATTTCACCATTTAGAAGATTATAGTTAACTACTTTATTCCTCCTACTCTTTGCTATTTTAGGGTCTTTAAAAAATAGTAAATTTTCAGCAGCATCAATACATCTTTGACACCACTCATCTGTCTTTTTACTTGAAGGTATTTTTTGATTTGGGAAATATACTAGTCCTAAATTATCCATTGTTCTGATATTTAATGCAATTATAGTTATTAATAATGTATCCTATATAATTTATATATTATTTTTAAAAAGATTTATATACTTGATATTAAGTTCTATTAAATCTTTTTCTTTTAGCACGTAACAAACTCTTTTTCCAGAAGTCATCTGTATATGGATTTGAATTTTTTATAGCATCTGATAAATCATCATTTGTATTCATTCTTACCAATTCATCCCTATATAACATCAACATACCCATTGCACTTACCCTGTCAGCATTGATGTCCTTATCCCACTTTTCTAATTCAAGTAATAATCCCCTACTTTTAATCAACTCATAATTCTTCATTATGGTATACTTCTTATTGTTTGCTAATAACCATGCCAAAATTCTTTTTCTAGCCTCGTCATTTACAGCTTCATTTGCAGGTGTACCATACTTCTTATTACCTACATTAGATTGTGTCTTAAGTAGATTCTTTTCTATTAAACTTTCAGGTGTTGTAGTGAATAGAAATAAACTATTGTTCCTACTAAAATGCCCATAAATACCCTTTTTATTACTTTCATAATTAACTGTTGCATTATAAAATAATAACAATCTTCTTACTTGTTCATAATAAGTTTCTGCAAGTAATGGTCTACCAGTATATTCAGCTACTATTTCATCTGTCCAACTATCTAGTATAAATATACTTTGTAGTGAACTATCATTATTTACATCATCATCATCAACAGGGTCAAGTCCAGCAATATATCTAAAGAAAGGTATTTTACCTTCATCATCACGTATAGGTAATGTGTATATCTCAATAGCAGTATCTGTACCCCTACTATTAGTATAAGGATAATCTGTTATTACAATTTTATCTGAGCTAATCATATAGGGTTCACCAGCATTTAATCCAAACTCCACCCTCATAAATGAATTTAATAGCACTTCATCTGAAGTTAAATCAACTCTCCTTCTTCTTAATTCATTTGTTGGAAAGAAACCACCTTTTCCTGATAAAAACATTTCATCTGGTTCTAACGGGTAGTTCATTTTTTCCATATAAAGAGCCCTTGGATTACTCTCAGACTCTCTAGTTTTTCTTCTATTATTATATCTATCGTAAGCTCTTTTAATATCTGTATTACCATTCTTGTCCTTTAAATCAGAGTCAATATAAATAGCTGGAATAAATCTAGCTATTTTTCCACTACCTTTCCATATATCATCAAATGAAAGCATTTTATATTGTTCTGGTTTTCTAAACATTGTTTCAGTCTCAATAATTTTTTCAACTGAGCCACCCGTACCAATGTAAATAGAACTGCCAAATAACTTACCATCCTGTGAAGTTGCTGCATCATTACTACCATGTATAGCTAAAGTATTTGGTGTTAACCCAGCTTCTTCTATAACAATATATCTATACCTACCACCAGCCGCAGCTTCTGGGTTTTCTGTAGTAAATGGTATATGGGTTATATTAGATTTAGAACCTACTTCCCTCCATTCACCGGCAATCTTCTTTTTATAAGAATGAATCCATTTACCACCAGGTTCAATACTTCCTTTCATATGTTTATAAAATGGAGCCGGTACTTCTTGTTTTGACCCTTTAGCCCACGCCCCAGGTAAGTTATTCATTATATCTCTCACCTTCATCATTAAATCTTTGGATTTTCTAGCATCACCAGAGCCTACAAATAACTCAGTTACAGGTAATTGTTCACCTGGTGTATAATTTTTTCTACCATCTATTATAATTTCATGACACAATATGCCTGCTATACTATAGGATTTGCCAAGCGACCTTGTCGCAAGTATCATATAATTCTTAGCTGGATTATTATATACAGGTGCTCCAAGAGGTACATTATGTAACTTCCTAACATACTCTTGTGGATTAATATACTTCTTAACCTCCCCCTTTGAATTTATAACGTTGGTATAAATATGCTTTATTAGTTCCCCCTCTTCATCAATACAAGTATTATTTTTAAAGAAGTCTATATCAAATTCAGGGTTAATTAATTCTTCATAACAAGTATATTCATCATCATTTTCAAACCCACTAAATCCATTTATTATTAGGACATCATAAAATATTTCCCAATCAATATCTCTTAGTAGTGGTCTATTTAGTTTTTTAGCACTAGTACCAGAATCACTTTTCTTTTTGTTTTTAATAGTGCCAAATTGTATATAAAAATAAAGTGCTGGGGGCATGTATCTCCAACTACCTTTATGTTCAAGAAATGGCTCTATGGAATTAATATTAGAGACATCTACATTAACACTTGCATCATCTAAACTCCAAAATCCCTCAATAATTCTTTTAAGTTGTTCTTTCCAAAATATCTTATAGTAAAAATGTTTTGGATTAATAATTGGGATTTCTTTTATTATAAAGTTGCTAGAATTATTAATTCTTAGCACATAATTCTCTATTTTATCATGCATATTAATCAGATTCTAAAAATGACTCCTTCATATCACCTTGGATAACACCTATATCTTCTGAATCATTATCTAACCTAGCTTTTAACATGGAAAGTTTATCAAGTAATCCTTCAGTAGCTACTATAAGTTTATCAAGTAATAATGCATTTTCAATACTATATTTTGTATCCTTTAATAAATCTTCCCTTTCTTTCAACTTAGTTTCCAATGTTTCAATCTGTGTATCAATAACAGTGGTTCTTAGCTTCTTATATAGGTTATAAATATTGTCATATTCTTTCCAGTTAAATTTCTTATTGCCTATAATTTCAGAAGCTACTATTTTCCTTCTCTCTTCTTCAGGCAATTCCTTATACATATTATCTTTCTTCTCTATAAGAAATGAAAATGCCCACATAATATTTGAGCTATTCTTAAGTTTAGAAAATTCTACAAAAGTTGGATGTATAAGAAATTCTGGGTTAGATTCCCAGAAATTACTTGGATAATATATCAATACACTCTTCATCAGTATCTGTATTTTTATGTTTAAAACTATTGTATTTGTAAATAGATGGATAAAATGTACCCAATCCATTTAATAAAACACTTTTAAAGGTATTAAAATCCTTTCTATCACCCATAGTAATTTGATGTACAGTATAATCAAACTGAAAGTTTATTACCTGCATTATTTCCATCTCAGTTAAATGTGGATATTTACCTTTTAATTCTAATAGAATGTGTCTTTCTCTTGGATGAATTGTTGGCATCCATTTTATTTTTTTTAACTTTGTATGCATAAGCATTTAGATATTTTCTAATATTATCAACACCCAGTATGAAATCAGAAGTTCCATCTGGTAATTTTATATAAAGAGCAAATGGCTCCTCATTAAATGTAAGTTCAGACATCTAATTTAAAAGTAAAAGTTATTGTAGCTTCATTATCATTAAACCTCAATGACTTAATAATTGTATTTATTTCATCATTGTTTGAATCATTAATTACTTTCTTTTTTCTTAAAGATGTAAGTGCATTTTCCAACACTTGTTTCTTATAACCTAGCTCTTTAGCTATAATTTCTTTACCATCCTTACCTAATATAAGTATAGCTTTTTGAGATTCAGTAATACCACTTAGATTACTTCTCTTTTCCATTATTTTAGCCAACAAATCTTTTTCAGATGGTGTCAATGAAGCTACAGGATTTATAGCCCCCAATATCTCAAGTATCCTTCTAAAATATATAAAAGGTTCCTTTTGTATTATATTAATTTTTCTTGTTTCCATGTTACATCAATTCTATTATAGGTACACCATTAACTATTACAGCAGCAGATTTAATAGTAGCTTTAGAGTTATTTTTGGCATATTCAAAAGCATAAGCATCTGTATCTATTAATGCCCCAAGTTGCATTAACCACACCTTATTATTCACATATTCTAAACTTGTTTCAGTATGGAAATGTCCTTGTATGAGGGATTTATTAGGATTATACTTCAACAATTTACCTCGCATATTTTTACCATCTGTACCATGAGTAACAATAAAGTTATCAAATTCCCAATAAGTCTTATACAACCAATTAGGCGTATTTAATACTTCACTTGGTGTTTTAATCCACTGTGATGATAATCCAGCATATTCAGCTTTACGAAGAGGTAAATCCCCGTGATTACTTGTACAAACAAATGCATTGGGAAATGCCCTATACCATTCTTTAACTGCTGCCCTAGCTAATTCTAATTCCTCATCAGCACCTTTAGCCCTAGTAGAAATTTCGTGAAAACTAGAAAAATGCATATCCAAAATATCCCCTAAGAATATGGTATTCAATGTGTTATATTTTTTCCTAAGCTCCTTTATAAATTGAAGTGCATATTTGTCTTCAAAAGGTATATGCAAATCTGGTATAATCAACCAGTTTCCTTTTATAGGTTTAGCAACTAGTGGAGGTATTTGTACCAATTCAATACCAAGTTGTTTAAAGGGGTTAGTGTTGGTATCTATTTTAACACTTTCCCTACGTATAATAGCTCTAGCCATATCAATATACTCTGGGCTAGTTTTTAACCATTTAGCTAAATTACCTTTTCCAGTGCTTAAACTATTAGGATTATTCTTTAGTTTTAAAACAACCCTATCCAATTCTTTATCATTAATCTTCTCCATATATGTGTGTATTTATTACTAATTAAAATCTGTCGCAAATATAGCACTAATTGGTGACAAAAACAAACCCCCAGTAAAATTAATTACCAGGGGTTTCACACACAACAAAATTAACCAATTCAAAACAAATATATGAAATACAAATTAACCTTCGTAATTATCAGGTGATACAATCATTTTTACATGAGCCCTATGTACAATTCCATACTCTTTACCATTATGTGTAAATACTACAACAGCAGGGTCAGTAATAATGAATCCATAGGAACCTAACCTAATATCACCATCTGCAAGTACTTTCTTACCTCTTCCAACAATCTTTACCTTAAAAGTACTTTCTTTCTTTTTAATACTATCTGGTACAATAATACCACCGCTTGTAGCTATTTCAGTTACATCTTCTACCAGCAAGTATTCATCTGGTACAATGACTTTCGTAATGTCTTTAATCTTATCCATATGCTATCTATATTTATTAAATTCATCCATTATCCTCTTCTTCTCTTCTTCAATAAGTTTCTTATTAGCTAAGTGTAACCTATTTATTTCATCTACTAAAATATTTAAAGACCTATAATGATTAGTTTCTATCTTTCTAATGATAGCATAACTTCTAGCTAAATCTTTAATACCTTCTTTAGTATAAGAACCTGCTCTTAAATTGTGTACTCTAATACTTAGACTATCCACCTTATTTCTCAATAGTCTAATTGTTTTATCCATCTTTAATAAGTCCATATGCTTAACTTATTAACTATTAATACTATAACTATCTTTATTATCTTAATTTTTAAAGAAAGAACACCCTTGTAGGCTGTTCAAACCTTTTCAGGATTTCAGACTTTTCCATTGTTTGAGTGTGGTTTTTTAATTCCCAGTATCCTTCTCTTAGCCCATCTACCAGTTTCTAGGTGGAAGACCTCAACAATGTACTTTAGTCCTTTTGTCGTATCGGGGACAATTCACTATATTTCAGCAGTTTCCTTAGCTAACCTATTTTATAGTTATAACCCGACGTCTAATCTGTTCTATCACGTTACTGCGAGTGCAGATGAAATTACACAACATGGTATTGTTGAAACGACAGTGCAAATATAAGTATAAAAAAATTCCCCTGCAAATAAATACAGAGGAATTTTACTATTTCCCAACTCCGTTATGTACTTTAGCTATTCAACTAATTCCCAATTATCAGCTATAGATACTTTTTTCCATCTTCCAAAGAATTTATAATAGTATCTAAGCATTATTCTATTCTTAACGTAATTTATTACATGTATTAACCACCAATTAATTTTATTACTTATTCTATCTAAAGTTTCTTCTATATAAAATTCATTGTTGTTGTGAATAGTTCCAACAATTCTTACATCTAAATGGTCTTTAGAATAAAAGAGTATTTTATACCAAGGTAGCATTTCAACCTTAAAAGTTATACCATCCCCATTATACCTTTTAAATGGTTTATTATCTGCAAGACAATTAAAGTATGAACCATAAAATTCTTTTTCTATCTCTTTAGCTTTATAAGGGGCACAGTATACAACACATTTATAAGACCATTTAGCAAATGTACCTTTCTTTATATCTTGGTAAGCACATTTATTATAAATAATTTCTTCTAGTCTAGTTGCTTTAGGCGGAAAAGATATTTC